CTCATTCTTGTGCCAAAGTGTTTATATTTATTGTCTAGCGCCTTGTATTGATAAGAAACAAAATCTAATGCTTTTTCCGTCTGGCTAAACGATGGTCCAGACATTACCATGGCTGAAGACTGCATTGATCCAGCCTGTGTGGACTTATTAGTATTGTTTTCAGATTCATTTAAATAAGAGTATGACAAAAAGTTTTTAATAACTCCAGTTCGTATATTTGATTTTGCTCTTACTGGATCTGGTGATGCTGGAATAGTAACTGAAAGATTTTCTTCTAAAATTTGACTTTGTGTAAAAACATCTCCAGCCTTTAATCCAAAAAGCCTGTGACTTAACATATTAAATCCACGTAAATAGGAATCATTTTTCCAATATGCATTTAATCCAGCATCATGAGAAACTATATTGGTGCCAAACTGACCACGTCCATGTCTTGCTACCTCTCCGTTTTTCATAACAGTAATACCATTTATTGTTTCATATTTTGGTTCGCAATATATCCTTACTAATCCAGTAGGGTATATCTTTCCATTGAAAGTAAGTTTAGACATATAATCTTGATACTCTTGATTACTGCTTATCCAGACATTTCCAACTGCCCCGACGGTTTCGGTGATATACGAAAACTTTCCATCAGACTCTTCTCTTATGATATTCTTTTGTGCTCCAGGAATATTATATTGAACTGCATCAAACTTAATAATTTCTCCATTAGCATAAAAGTAACCATCATGTTTTCCTAACCAATATACGGCTTCACCTAAATCAATAATATTATTTTCTAGTTTGTTGCCAACAACTGCTGGCGGTAAGTTAGATAGATTAGAGTTTAATGGAATTGCACAAAGATTGTAAGACGATTGATCTGATATTTCATTGTTTATGCTTCTTAGGTTTTGGTTTCCAGTTATCTCCCACAAAAGCGCTGGCTTATATATCCAATTTTTTGCAGCAACTTCGTTATCAATCATTAATGCCTGTTTAATACTTCCATAGGATCTCTGAATATATCTAGTGTTATAGTTAATTACTCCGTCATTAAAAACATTTTTTTCTTCAGATGCAATCTGTATAATATTTGCAAGTTTGTTATTTGTATTTGAATTTTCAATAGCGCCTATATGAGTTAAATCATTTGATCCATTTAATGAAACATCAATACTTCTTTGATTATTTTCTGGCAACATATAGTTTTTACTCATCATAATAAAATTATTATACTCATCAAAAAACATTGCTGTCTGAGTAGAAACTGCTAAATCATTTAAAACTTGTGCTACCGTTTTATCTGGTGCTATGTAAAAAAATGGAATGATTAATTCTTTTTCATTATATAATCTTTTAAATGCATAATTAGAAAAGCCTACAGAGTCTAGCAAAAGACAAACAGCATAACTTAATGATACATTAGTCACCAACATTTCTGGTGCTTTTATTGATTCAAAATAAAAATATAGGTCTCTTAGTTTAATATTAACTTTTCTATCTGAATGGGAAAATGAGGGGAAACCATCAAAGTACATTGTTTTTAACGGAACAAAATAATCATATCCATCTACGTTAATAATTACTTCATAAAACTTTAATTGAACATTGTTGTGCGTGTAGTCTTTAATTATACTATTCTTATTATTTTCATTAAAGGAATTATCATAGTCAAAAATGTTTATGCTACCATTTGACGCTAGGAGTTGACCTACTGGTAGTCCGCTTGTTCCTAAATCAGACGCTGTTTTTGAAAAATCAAATGACATAACTCTATCAGTAATGTCTGCGGTAAGTCTTGGAGAAAGTTCTATTAGGTCAAAGGTAGAATTAATCTTATTCATTGTATCTACAATTATTCTAAAGCCTCTTGTATATTCAAACTCCCTAAATACCGTTTTGTTATTAGAAACAGATTTAAAAGATTTGCAATCTACAAAGTCAGTGACAAAATTTGTAAGTCTGTTAACAGTTTCTTCTTCTAAAAACCACCCGTATTCTGGAGTAAATGTTTCCCATTTATTATCAAACCATATATGGTATTGTCCAATATCATTATTATTACTTTTAATTAAGTATGCATAACCATTAATTGATTCTACAGGTCTAAAAGAAATATCTAAATATTCTTCTGCACGAACAAAAACATCCCTATATTTTTCTGGAACCTTTAGTCCATATGATAACTCAACATATCCATCGTTACTTATGACTGGTGTACCATTTGATCTACGACTTGCAGAATTAAAACTAATAACATCTATCCAATCATTTTCCTGCAAAGACTGAACTTTCCATTTTACTGGCGTTGTTTTATTTTGATCTCCGTATAGTGGATCTGAAAAAGAGCCAGAAGAATTTGTAAATGGTCCAAGGTCAACTGAGCCTACATTTGTTTGCATCTTTACTACTAGTCTATTTGCTGGAACAGGATTTTGATAAACAACAAATGGAACCGCATCGTCAATAAAATTTTGAGAGTTTAATGGTTTATTGGCAATTCCCCTTAAATCTTCTCCATCATTTCTAAAAGAAGTCCAGTATTTAAAGTTATCATTTTTATCAGCCATGTAATATCTTGGTCTGTTTGACATATTTATATTAGAATGATGAAGTTTTTTGCCTGGAAAATATACGGCTTTGTTAATACCAGACCTTGGTCTAAACTTTTTAAAACAATCTTCTAATGAATAAATCATTGATACTTTTTTATTTTTTGCTAATAAAAACCAAGGCTCATTATTATTTTCTGGACTTATGCCACCATCCACAGTTATGTCTGAGTCAGTTGCACCAGTGTAATAATTTCCTATATCATTTACATCAAAAGTATTTGGTAGTAATTTATATTTATCAGAAATTGATGCTGTAGGCCTATATCTATAGTTGCCCAATTTAAAAATATTATTTGCAATATTCATATTCCATTCTGCTATTATGGCAGACTGACTTTTTACAGTTGCTGATTTTTCTAAATATTTTTTTAATTCTTCATTTTGAAACATTATACTTCTTCCAAAATAACAGATATATTCCAAAAATCAAAATTATTATTTCCACGTTTTACAACACTATAACTAAAGTCTGAAAAATACATCTGTATCAATTGATTATATTGGGCTAAATGACCGTACGCATCGGAGTCTTTACCAAAGTTAGAATATTTATCGTAGGCTAGATATACCCAAAAAGGACCTTTATGATTTTCATACCAATCTAATAATTCTACTCCTCCTGCTCCGCCATCTGTTGTATATTCTAGGTTATTTGATCCAGCGTGTGGCGACTTGCCAGTTGTAGGATTAAAGTCTGGAACATTAAAATATGACCTAGATGGCAACATACTCCAGGATGTTGTTAAGGTTAATTTATCTGCAATATGATATGAACGCATACGTCCATTAATCATTCTTTCTCTTGTTTCAATTCGTGTAAAATTAAAATCTATTTGACTTCTATTGTCATCAGATAAAGTTAAAAATTGATTATATACCGAAGTGTCTGTTTCAGAACCTGGGTCTTGTCCTATTTCTAAACCATTAGGAACATAAACCTTAAAATCTGGATCACCAGGTATTGGAGCAGAAACTAATGTGCCAGAATTTTCTGACCATAGCATTGCTTGAGGTCTACCATATTTTTTTCTACCAGCCATATATGATAAAGTTGACATTATAGGTTTGCTCCCCTCAATCTCTTAGAATCTACCTGCTTAATCTGTGTCATTACTACTCTAGCAATCTCATCTGGATTTGCATCAGATTTAACATTAACACTAATACTATAATTATACACTGAGTCTCCAATTGATGCTCCGCCATTAATTGCTTTCATTGTATCTACTCCGTGAGCATTTACAGCATATCTGCTCATTACGAACTCTCCAGGAGTCAGCATTGCTGGAACTGTATCTGTTCCTTTAGCAAAACCGCCACCTAAGAAATATTTTGCCATACCGCCTTTTTTCAAGTAACTTGGCTTTATGATTCCACCCTTAGATGCTACCTGAACAAAGTCTGCTCCTGCTCCGCCAGAACCTTCTTCAGGAATCCAAACTGGTCCGTCCCACTCAACATCAATATCTCCAAAAGGATCTTTTAGGATGCTGGTGGCAGTAGAAACTGCACTATTAATTGCAGCGATGTTTGTTGCGTTATCAACCTTATCAAGCGTTTTTGCTACATCATACATATTATCTGCTAGTAATTCAGTAGATTCTCTTAGGGCTGCCAACTGTGCTTCTAATGCGGAGGTATCTTCGCCCCTCTCCATTGCCTCTGCAATCTTAAGTTCTAGATCAACTATTTGCTGATCTGCACTTCCAAGTTTAGAACCAAAAGTATTTAAGTAACCACCTAAAGTCTTTTGAGCCTGTGCCTGTGCCTGCTCAAAAGTAACTGGCTTCTTTAGTCCTGCATTATAAAGAGCAAGAGCAGAAACGGCTGCTAGAATAGCATTTCCAACTCCGAGCCATCCGTCTTTCATTAAATTAACAAGTGTATTAGAAAATTCAATAACATCGTTATAGTATCCAGCCTCTATTCTTGCAAAACCAATTGCCAACTTTGCGTCTGTCCAAATTTCTCTTTGTTTATCTATTGCTTCAATCGCAGCGTTTTTTTGATCTTGTATTGATTTAAGATTTTTATTATTTAAATCAAGTTCATTTTGAGCAAGTTTTAATCTACCAGTCTTAATATCGTAGATAGCGTCTTCTAGTTTTCTTACTTCTATTAATTCAAGATCACGTTTCTTTTCAAGTTCATAGATCTTTTGACTTATATTAAATTGAAGTTTTTCAATTTGTAATCTAGTTAATCCACCCTTGCTTCTTAAACCTGCAATTTGAGTTTCTTTTGCAGTGTTTAAAATACCAAGTTGATCCTCTTGCATTGCTGCTGATTGAGACGCTCTCATTTCTTGTGCTGCTGCTGCTGCTGCGGAAATATCTCCTTGAGATAGAGCATCTGCAAGATTTAATTGTTGTTTTTGTTGATCAGCAATTCTTGAGTTTATTTCAAAAACCTTTGTAAGTGCTGCTGCCTGTTCGTCATATTTCTTGGTTATCTCATCTGCACTTACATTCATTAACTCAAGATCGTTGGCTAATTCAGCAGAATCTTTTTGTAAAATCTCAATAGGTCTTGTTATTTCTATTTCAATCTTTCTTTGCTTTACATCAATCTCATCTTGATATTTTTGAATTTCATCATTAATACCTTCAATTTTTTCCTGTGTGGCATCAATTGCATCTTGAGCATTTTTAAGCAATGGCTCAAAATCATCTTCAATTTTATCTTCTAGCAAGTCATAATATTCCATGGCCTTACTAAATAACTTATCAAACTCCTCTTCCTGACCCTCTCTTGTAGAAATTCTAAGTTCTACGTCAACTTGTTTAAAATCTGGAATTTGATCTAAATATTCTTTAATTCTTCCAGCATCTAGTGATCCATCTTTAAGTTCTTGTATAAATGCCTTTGCTAAAGTAGGGTTGCTTAATATTTCTTGTATGTCTGATAAACTTGCTCCTGCCTGTACTAGTAACGGAGCAATTGCAGCAAAATCTTGTTTAAGTTTAAGAGCGTTAGTTCTTTCTTGGAAAAATTTTGTATTCTCTAGAGTTGTTAATGCATTAATATAATTTTCTGTTTCTTTAACTAATTCCTTTGTTTCTTTAGATAATCCGTTAACCTTATCATTAGCAATCTCGTAGGCATATGCCTCATTTTCTATTACCTTAAGTATAGTGGCATAATCATATCCTGCT